TTGGATAAGAGTCCAGGAGATCCCTTTATTCCAAGAAAAGATTTGAAGGTTAACAGCATCAACGCCAGCGTCAGCCATTGCGTTCCGACCGTTATCAGAACCAGAAGAATTGGTAAGACCTTTTTCGAAGTCATCACCAAGTTGGTAAGATCGGTAAGTAGTCAAGAATTCTGAATACGCGCCTTCTCCGACAACTACTGGCATGAAATCTGAAGGTTTAACTTCGAAGAATTTCTGGTCAATGACTGCTTTAAGAATGGTCGTCAGTGAGGTTACTGTGATTTCCATCCCGAGACTGTTCTTGATCTGAAGCTCTAACGCTTTTGCGCGATAGAGTTCCATTTCATTTAGAACTACGTCTTCTCCTTTTGAATTTTTAAAAATTGGTAACATGTTTTTTCTCCTTTATTATTAAGCGGAAGCTGCACCAGGCAAATTGATCAAGACTCTGACTAAGTCTCCTGCCTCTTCAGCAACATCCATTGGAGTGCCGATAATTGTTTGTCCAGTAGTCGCAGTATTAACGTTACCTGGAGTGGTGTAATCAATCGCAAGATTTACGTTACGATCAAATGCGGCTCCTGCAACCATGTACATTACGTTTCCTTTGAACCAGGAAATGGACATTGCTTGAAGAGCGCTGTAAGAGTTAATTTTTGGATCATAGTTAACGAATCCATAAATTAGATCATCGTCTCCAGTACATGCAACTACACGAGGTAATCCGCCTTGAGGAGTTCCAGTTTTAAGCTTTACAGGCTGTCCAGCAACAAGTGGAGTCGCCTGTGAGCTATCTACTTGCACTTGAATGCTCTGAATGTTCAGTCTCATATCGAGCTGACCTAGAACTGGTAACTGCGTAAATTGGTTTTGTAACAACATTTCGTTTTCTCCTTTTTCAGTTTAAATTAGTAATTTGATTTCCCACGAGCAAGCTTATCAGCGAGCAATTGCTGAGGAACTGCTTTTTGAGTGATTGCTTTATCTTTAGCGTTCATTACTTTGTCAAAGTTTTTAGAATTCTTTGCTTCTTCGTCTTTTTTCTCTTTTTCGAGATCTTCTTTTCCAGACTTATCAGTTTCAGAATCTTCTTCGTTTTCAGCTTTAGCTTCTGGGTCCATTTCGGCTTTAGGCTTATCAATCATGTTTTTCATCTTTTCAGACTGTTCGCCAAAACGTTTAGCGAGGTCATTTACAGACATTTCATCGTCGCCAACTTTTACCATGTGGTCACCGTTTGCGTAACCGTTCATGTTTTGATAAATGTCTGCCAAATTTACAGCATCAAGCACAGTCATTGATTTTTTAGATTTTGGAAGAGTAACTTTGATCTGCTCAATATCGAGAGAGTTATCGACTTTTTCTTCTTTAAAAAAATTTAGTAATCCCATTCTATTCTTCTCCTTAGGTTTGTCTTTCTGATTTTTAACACTGTCAAGCTCGGCCCTTTTTTTATCACAGTATTCTTTAAACTGTTCGGGTGTGAGAACTATAGATTCATCGTATCGCGGGTCATTCACGATTGCAAGATGCGTGTAAGTAGCCTTCAAAACTTCTTTCGTGAAACTTGCTCCGTGCCAAGTTTCACCCGCATTCGGTGGACGAGAATCTAAAATTGCATAAGTGTTTGAGAGTCTATACCCACTCTTCAATTTCGATATAGCATCTTCGCCCCAGACCATGAACTCGACCCAGTTGTGCCCATCAACTTCGTTGAAGAACGATCTGACTACGACACCAGGCTTTGATTGCAAAAGTTCTAGAGTTACTGCATCAACGTGCCCAACAAATACAGGGCATCCACTGAAAGATGGATTCATGTCTTTCACAGTCTTCTCAGAAAGCAGCAAAGTAACGCCTTTTTGAGCGTATTCTGCGATTCCTGGATTCATGTGCAGACCGAAAAATCTTTGTGCGGGTTGAGCTGCGATATTCATTTCTTTAATAGAATCTCACGACAGGGATTGCAATGCAAAAACAATTGTAGTCTTGACCAGGGTTCTTTCGCTCTCCCTTTTCATTTACGATTGCACCTTCACTCCATCTGAATATTTTTTTGTGATTCAATCCGTGATAGTAACGGACGTTCCCCGGAGTGTGTTGATCTGGAGAATGGTCGTGAGGATGATTCCGGCAATGCCATTCGTACTCATCAATTCCTGCCGACTGATACCTAACTTGTGAGTATTTAGTGAGCATGAGCATAGTCTCTTGCCGTGCAAGGAATTTTGCTTTTCTCTGAGAGACTCCATAACTTTTCTTAATGTCTCCAATTACGGATTCGTACCTTCCACCACTTAAAACTGTTTTTTCGATATTTTTACGAAGCTCTGCCGTCTCTTTTGTTGTGAAATCCGAAATATAGAGCTGCAAATTATCCGTATATTCTTTCGATATCCTTAATCTGTCTTCTGGAGTGATTTTAGGCGCAATCGATATGTTTTTGATAGATTTCTCGAACTTTTTCTCTGTTTTCCATAAAATATTATCGAGTAATGAAGTCGCTTCAAATTTTGATTCATTGATTCCAGACAAACGAGAGAAAACTCTGTCAACTTTTGCCTTGAAAGCAGTTTCAGACAAAGAAATGGCTGTTCTAACGTCATTCGGTAAAGAAGATTGTGGGATAGAAAAACTTCCAGTCTTCCTATCCCATTCGGCGCCGATGCTCCGAAGTGCTCGTGAGAGCGTGGAGCTAAACTTACCTGTAAATCGTCCACGATAATAAGACAAACGTCCAGTTTGAATTGCGAGAAGCAAGTCATCAAGAGAATTGAATATGTTTTTACTTGCGCCCATCTCTAACGCAATTGGCGCATAAATCTCTTCTCTAAATAATCTAGTTATCTCACTTTGAAGAAGATCTAAATCATGCTGATCTTCAGTGATCGGATTAAGCTTGAGGATCTTCATCATTTTCACGGCCTCTTAAGGATTGCTCATGAAAAAAGTCGCGCTCTTTCTTTAAAGCTACGGCTCTATTGGTGTGTCTGCTTTTTGCAAGAGTGCTGATCTCTTCTTGGTGAGCTTCGTACTTTTTAAGTTTCTCATCTAAAGTCCTATAGGAGATTCCAAGTCCGTTTGCAGTGTGAGTTTTATTGCCTCGATAGAATCGAAACGCCTCGATCACAATGTTTTGCTCTCCTTCTTCTAAAGTCATGCCTGGTTGCCAGATGATATTCATACTTGCCTTTCGTTGTTATTGTTTCGGACCTTTTACAGTTAATTCTGATTTTTTAGTTTCAGCTGGTTTTTCAGCAGTCGCTTCTTGTGGCTCCATCTCGATCTTTTCAACTGAAGTGTCAATCTGAACTGGAAGAAGTTTATCTTTGTTCATTGATTGTTTCATCTCTTCAGTTGTCATGCCTCCTGCTGTCCAAGTCGACATTACGCGAGCATGTTTCGAGGTCTTGACGTTCTCTTCTTGCTCGGCTGAAAGCTGTTTAAGAGGTTTAAATGAAATCTTGAGATCATCAGGAACATATCCGAACAATTGTTGGCATCGGCACTGAACAATGCGTTTAGCAGGACGTTTAAGTTGCGGACGAATGGCAGAATCGATCATTGAATTGTAATTATCAATGTCGTCTTCACCTGAAGAGAATCCAGCAGCAGAAACGCCGAACAACTTAGTGAGAGGCATTCTTACTTCACAAGCAACGTGCTGTTTAATGCCTAACATTGTTTCAGAAATACCAGCGAATGATAATTCTTTCTGAGCGAAATCGTCTTCGCTATCCATTGTAAGAGCATGCTGAAAATTCTTTTGCATGTTAGCAAGCTGAATCCTGTTCATGATCTTCTGAGTTCCACCAGCTTGCAATAAAGTGTTTGCAAGATTTTTAATCTTGAAAACGTCTACTTTGAATTCGTCGAGCACTTCGAAAATCAAATCATTTGATTTCAAATATTGGTTAAGAGCGCGAACGAGAGTTTCGACTACTGAGCAACCCCACCCTCTAAGCGTAGGACGCAAGAAAGATGGAGCGCGAATACCTTTCATGGTAGAAACTCGCGTTTTACTGACTTCTAATCCGTAATAAGCAAAGTTCTTTGCACTGTAATCATTCGGATTGAAGATCTGCTCGCCCGATTGTCCCTGCTGCTGAGTTGCCCAGTAAAGCTCCCATAAATCGGCTGCTTTGAATCCAAGGCGTCCACCTTTTTTAATCTCATTGATATCGAAATCCGAAGTAGGGTTGGCATCGGTTACAGTGATGATCCCTGCACCGCCATAAAGACGGTTCCAGACAGCTCCTTCTTCAAGAGTCGCTAGATCGTCTTCATCTTCCATCTTTGATTCAAGCTCTTCAATTTCTTCTGGCTCTAGTTGATTTGTAGAAATTTCAAGTCCGCCTTTAAGAGCATCTTGAACTGGAATTGTGCAAACAATCTGAACTAATCCAAGCTCAACATATGCCCATGAAAGAGTAGTTCTTAAGTTTGAAATCAAACTATAACGAAGATTGTCGATAATCGTTGCTGGCTGACTAATCTGCTGCTGATTTCCAATTCCAAACTGAGTTCCAAAAGGATTTGGGAATAATGCATCTCCGAGTCCATTCTGAAACTCTTCTTGAGAAGCAGCAGCAGCAGCTTTGATGACGATACTTTTTGCTTTATTTTTCTTCATTGATAATGTTCCCTTACAATTAAGACACCAGTACCACCAGCAGCTCCATTGCTCTGCGCACTAGTTCCAGCAGTTCCTCCGAGACCAACAGAATAAAAATAAGTTGGTGCAACTGAAGAAGTAATCATAGCTCTTACATATCCACCAGATCCTCCACCAGGACCCGAACTATCTAGAGTCGCGCCAGATCCACCCCCGCCGCCGCCTCCTGTATTTGCAGCACCGGCGATTCCAGTACCACCGGATCCTTGAGAACCTCCAGATCCAGCGCCACCAAGAGCAGATGAGCCCCCAGTGCCGCCGCCTGATTGTGTGTCACCTTCCGTAGCACTTTGGCCGCCGCCTCCAGTTAATGCCAATCCTATTGGACCAGACGCAATTGACGCAGTCCCGCCAACACCTCCCTGATACCCGCTAGTGCTGGCTAGACCACCATTTGCGATAAGGAGAGCAGTTCCGAAAACAGAAGCTTGCCCATTTCCTGCGGTAGCACTTCCTCCGTTTGATCCGCTACCACCAGCCCCGCCGCCAACAGTTTCAATTTCTATATAAAGCGGAGCGGGTGATGTCGGAGTAGTATAAGTTGCAAGAGGTTGTTCAACTGTGAATGTGATTGTTGCGTCACCAGTGCCTCCCGATTTCGTTAAAGTTCCTGTAGAAGTCGGAGCACTTGCGCCACTAGTGAATAGCTGAGTAGCTGCTGCTATTGTGGACAGAACGGTGAAAGTATTTCCGTTATTTGTGTATGTTGCGCCTACTGTTGCATTGGCTGAATTAACTGTGAAAAAATATCCAGTCGGAGTTCCTGTGGATAAAAACTTTTGAAGTGTAGGAGCTTTATTTGAAGACCAAGATAAGTTACCACTTCCATCGTTAACAAGTGATGTACTGGCTGCTCCCTGAGCAGAAGGCCACAAAACAGCATAAGAAGCTGTAGTGTTTCCAGCTTTCTGAGTAATTGTTCCCGAACTTCCACCATTAATTGAAACAGATAAATTTGCTGTAGCGTTGCCTAGCTTGTCGATATTGAACTGAGACGTTCCTCCGACTTGCGCATCGATAAGTTTTGCACCAGTTCCAGAAGATGTATTTGTGACAGAAATTTTTAGAGCTGTTGGAATTGCACTCGTATTCCAAATAGGATTAATTTGATGAGTAGGTGTTGCATCAGAACCGGAAAGAGTTTGAGTGACGATGAATGATCCTGCTACTCCATTAACCGTTGCACCTGTTCCAGCAGTTCCTAATACTAAATTAATATTTCCAGCGTTTCCCCCGTTATGAGTTCCAGCCCCACCACTAGTTGAAGAACCTCCATTTCCTGAAGTTATAGTTACTGCTCCTGCAGCTCCACCAACTATAGTACTACTCGTTCCAGCGCCTGTAGCGTTTCCCCCATTGCCCGAAGTTATTCCAGCATTTGCTCCACCGCCACCAGTGAGTGTTACAAGGCTTCCGTTACCACTTTCGATGCCACCATTGCTTCCGGTTAAAGTTAAATCTCCAGCCTTTCCTGCCGTTGATCCCGCTGTGGAAAGTGAATTGGATGCGCCGTTTCCAGTAGTAATTGTAATTTGGCCTCCAGCAGTAGAGCTGATTGTGTCAGTGGCATTTCCAGATTTAATTGCGACTGTTCCTGGGAGTGTATTTCCAGCGGTGTTACCCGAAGTAATATTAATCGCCCCAGAACCCGCACCATTCCCTGATACAGTCCCAGATGAAATGGTCACTGCTCCAGTACCACCAGTAGTCGCGGAACCAGATCCAAAAGTTGCAGAACCGCTCGTCGTGGTACTTGAAGCCCCCGAAGTCACTGACACCGCACCAGTTCCTGTTGTTCCTATGCCTGTGCCAGTCACCAAGGTTAAAGCACCACCCGCCGCATTTCCGCTTGTAAGTTGTGCCGCATTTCCTGTGGTGATATTAATTGCAGCACCAGCAGCAGCGCCAGCAGTCACATTACCCGCAGTTGCATTTGATGAAGTAATATTTAGAGCATTACCCGCAGTTGATGTTGCAGCAACAGTTGGGGCGCTTGAAATAATCGCAAGTGGTTGATCAGTAGGACCAGCAATCTGATTAATAGCACCAAGACCCGTGGTCCATGTATGTTGACTATCAGAAATGATCTGACCTTTGGTGGAATTACTGGTGGAAGAAAGGGTTAAACTGTTTCCAGATAAAGTTCCACCGATAGCGGTTTGACCCCCGGAAACTCCAGTGGATAAATTAGAAGTGATTGTGCCAGAAGTATTTGTAAGTCCTGTTGAGAATGTAAGCGCCGATTGTTTAGAATTGAAAGTGGACCAATCTGCCGATGCAAGATAACCATTCGTAGAAGAGGTAGCCACTTGCTGAGAAATCGTAGTGCCTGAACCTAAAACAGCCCCCGTTCCCGTCCCGATCGTGATTCCATCCGTTCCGACATCAGTAAGATTTCCAGTCGCAACATTCGAGGCTGCTGTGACAAGTCCTTTTCCGTTAACAGTAGCAGCCATTGGGCTAAAAGATCCGACATTAGAATTAACTGTGGCTAGAGTCGCAACAGTGCTTCCTGCTGGAATGGAAACATCGCCAACGATTCCAGATCTAGAAGCAACTACTGATCCAGTTGTAGGCGATATAACTAAAGTTCCATCACTATTTGAAACCGAAGTAACTCCACCTCCAGACCCATTTGATACGGAAGTGACAAGCCCCTTTGCATTTACTGTGACGTTTGCATTGGTAAAAGAGCCTGGTGAAGAATTTACGGTTGCGAAAGTAATAGCAGAAGAGCCTGGCCCTGAAGCAGTAGCGTCACCAGTAAGAGCAGTAATATAGTTTCCTGATGCTTGTTTCCCGTTAAACGTGTTCCAGTCAGTATCTAGCAAGTAACCACTATGAGAGGTGTCAGCGACATGCTGTGCAATCGATGTTCCCGATCCAAGAACTGCACCTGTCCCACTCGTCACGGTAATTCCATCGGTACCAGCATCCGTAAAATTTCCAGTCGTAATACTTGATGCGGCAGTGATTAAACCTTTACCATTTACTGTTGCTGCCATGGGACTGAATGAGCCCACGTTTGTATTTACAGTTGATAAAGTAAATGTAGTCGATCCAGGCCCCATTGCAACGCCATCGCCACTTAAAGCTGTAATATAGTTTCCAATTGGTTGCTTGCCAGCCAAATCGGAAACTAAGTTAGTAACTTGTGATTCAGCAATTTGAATTGGAACTGGAGTTGCGCTAGTTAAAAGCCCTTTTCCATTAACGACAACTTCTAAAGTTGAAGACGCAGAACCGTAAGACCCTGGAGAAGAGTTTACAGTTGCGAGAGTAGTTGAAGTTGCACCAGGTCCACTTCCAGTTACATCTCCAGTCAAAGAAGTAATGTAATTTCCAGAAGCTTGCTTATTATTAAATGTGCTCCAATCCGTGGAGCTAAGGCATCCAGCTTGAGATCCAGATGCAGATTGACATCCAATTACGCCTGTCGAATAAGTTATTGGAGAAGAATTAGAGATTGCGTTTTGTGCTCTAGTGTTTGTGAAATAAAGATTAGTTCCTTCAGTGACTTGAGTCGTTGTGTAGTCACCTGACTGAGCGGTAACTGCACCCGTGCGAGAAAACACTGAAGTGACTGGAGGAGTAGCGGTTGGAATCGCTGCAATTGCGTTCGACACTGCTAGAGTAGTTGGATATTTCGTGTTGTCTGGAGAAGTTAAATCAGTCGCTTTATTTGACAAAAGCTCTTTTCCATTCAATTGAGTCTGAATATTTGAGCTTAATCCCGAAATATAAGATGAAGAAATTCCGCTAGAAATAAGATTGCTAGAGCTATCAGTGACAAGAATCTGTGATGGTGTCGCATATTCAAGAGTGCACGAATTCTCAAGAGTTAGAGAATCAAAAATAGGAGCAGCAATTGCAGGGTCATATGCACAAAATGGTAGAGCTAAAAGTAGCAAGGCAATTAAATTTTTCATGATTCACCTACTGCTGTTGCTGTCCAGCTTACAATGTTTTCTAGAGCCGTGTTTGCTCCTGAGTTGATCGTAAATCCTGTGGCTGATTGATTTGAATAAGACCATAATCGATCATCCACGCCACTAATAGAGATAGAATAATTTGAAGAAGAAAAAGGAGTGTTAAAAACAACGGCATAAGATTTTGGATCTCCTGAAAAAGCGTTTGCATTAACTATTCCAGCTTTTGATTGGAGAGATCCAGCGCCTGGAATTCCTTGAAACAATTTCACTACGAAAGTTTGTGGAATGTTGACTTTAACGATGAAAACAGTCTCATTTACAGTGCATTTTACATTCATGGATTCGTCACCGCCGGGTTAACGAAGACTGTTCCTTGCATGATCATTTGAATTTGAGATTCAGAGATAGTTGCTTGAAGGTCGTAAGATAGGCGATTGATATTTTTCTTTCCAGGAGAAGTTGAGGGAGCAATTGGGAGCGCATCGACTTGTTCTTGAGTTAGCTGCATGTACCACTGATAATTCAATAGCCCTTCTTGAGTGAAAGTGAATGAAGCTAAAACAATTGGACTGTCATAAAGCTCTCTGATCTCACTAGCCAGCTCCCAAGAACTTGCATCAATAGTAGTCACGCCATCATCTTGATAGAATTCAAGTAAAAATTGAACTGTGTCGCCTTGATTCACTGGAAGGTTAACAGTCTGCACATTAGTATTGCTGCAATTGTTCATAAAATCATAGTACATCAAGGAGAGATGCACTGCCAGCTTGAATTAACGGGTTCAGAGCATATCTTATTGCATCCCACCCGTGATTGTTTGCGTCGACGATGTCGCGGAGTACGACTTGAGTTAGCTTATCGACTTTAAAGGAATAATTCTTAGCTTCTTTGATCATATCGGTGCATTCGGGGTGAATTACTATTCTCTTCCAAGATTTAAGCCAATCGATCCCGTCCTCGACTGAGCCTTTCCATTTCTCGACTCCCTCTATCGAGAACCCGTCGCGGCTGAGATAGCTAATCGTCTCGGGCCTAGCACAGTCAGCGCGAATTAGTGTGTCATGGACTCCATCGATGCTCTCATAGTGATCACCAAGGTGATCAATCTCGACATGATACCCAAACCAGGCGTTTCTGACTAAAATCTCGCGCGCTTTTCGGTCAATGTAAACTTTTACGAGCGTTGAAGGGTCAGTCGAGAATCCGAAGTCAGCTCCAAAGTATGGGCCATCCCATCTAGCGTTAGGCTCAAACTCTCGAATGACATATTTGTTCTTGAATATCTGAGAGTCAGAATTTCGACGACAGTTTCCACCCCAAACGTGATCGGCGAGGTCTGGATTCACTTCGTAGAGGTAGTCCTTTTCTTTTCTGAGAACGTCTGGGAACCATTCGTTTCTGTCCCAATTCACTTTTAATATGATTGCGTCTTCACGTTCACGAGCATTTCCATTCTTATCGAAAAACATCGTATAAGTTGGATCTTCTTCGTCGCTCGGGTTAAATGTTACCCAGATCTCTGATTCAGGCTCACGGATTGTAGGAATTAGGATGTCCCAAGAGAGCTGAGATATTGAATCAGCTTCTTCTAACCAAACGTGAGTGATACCCGCCATTGATTTGATTGATTCAATATTGTGACGAATCCCTTTGAAAAAGAATTCAGTTCCGTTTATTGGAGAATAAATAGAATTGTTTGTCACAACGTAATGAGCATTGAGCTTCATCTTATCGATGAGTGCGCGCAAAAGATAATGAACTGATTCAGTGATTGAGTTCTGAAATTCACGGCCACAAAGCACACGAATTCTTTTCTCTGCGCCTTTTGCGAGAAGCATCCGAGCAACTGATTCAGACTTTGCACTACCTCGTCCACCCGCAAGGACTTTATATCTTCTCTTTTGAGTGAATAATGGCCTAGCATATCCAGGCAATTTTAATGGAGTCATTTTTTCTCAGGCTCAACAAATTCAATTATAAAGCCAGGATTTAGTGATTCTCCGTTTGTAGTGTGATCTATTCTGTCTGGGACTTTTCCTACAATCCAAGACACAATACCTTGCATGATATCCCATCGTCCATTCAAGCTCGCATCATATACAGCTTTTGCAAGGCTTACTTTAATCGCTGGATGATCATTTGGAGCGTTGTAAATGTCGGCGAGGTCTGAGAGTTTTCCCATCGTTGAAAGATGAATTATCTCTTTTAGATATTCGTTGGTGAATTGTCTAAGAGCTTTCTTTTCTTTATCGTGAGCTTGTCCACCAATAGGGTTAAGAACTTGGCCTTTTTGAATTGGCTTTAAATTCTTTCTACTGTTTGGTGCATGGCCTCTTCCTGGTTTCGCTTTGTGTTCCACTTTAATTAGATGGTAGCAGAAAATGATGAGTTCGTGTAATCTTAAGAAATGCAACTCAAAGACTTGAAAGCAAACAAGAAAAACCCGCGCAAGATTTCTCCTAGCCGATTGAAAGACTTATCCGACAGCATGAAGAAGTACGGCGACTTATCGGGGACGGTCTTCAATATCCGAACCAAGGCACTCGTCGGAGGCCATCAACGGACTAAGACTTTCGGAGCTGACGCAAAAATAGTAATTGAAAAAAAATACGACACACCGACTAAAAGCGGAACAGTATCCGAAGGGTTCATTGAATCCGAAGGAGAGAAGTTCAAGTACCGCGAAGTTGATTGGGATGAGCAGACTGAAGTTGAAGCATTGCTTGCGGCTAATGCTCATGGAGGTGAATGGGATTCAGACATTCTTAAATTGAATATCGCAAATTTCCCTAAACTGGACACTCGACTTTCAGGTCTCACAATGCCAGCGCTGAAAAGTTTAAATATTACATTACCAAAATTGAAAGAAGAAACAGATGCTCAATACGTCAAAAACAATCCTGGTCCAAACACTGAAGCAGAGCGCGAGCGCTTGCCTTCTATGGTTAATACTGGAAACAAACCAAGTGATGAGCCAGCTCCGTCTCCAGTTAAAACGGGAAAAGAAGCTTTTGAATCTATTGAAGAGACGCGCTCAGTGATTGGAAAGCGATTCACGATTATTATTGATTGTCCGAGTGAAGAGCTTAAACAGGAGATTAGAAAGCTAACGAGAGAAATTGTAGAAGAAAAAGGTGGAAAGTTTTTTTAGGACTTTCCACCGTAAAATTAGCCTGAACTTTTTTTAGAAGCTTTAGCTTTCTTTTTGCCTTTTGATTTTTTAGCCATTTGGTAGTTCTCCTTTACATTTTTTCATTATCTAAGACGAATGGACGCAAGTCAAGATCACCTGTCGGGCTGTCGCCCATTGATTCTCGTTCAAGTTTAACGTTCATAGCGTCTGCAAGCTTTAAACTGTTTACGATTTGGATCTGAGATCCGTCTTCGATCATCCACTTAACAGCATTCAAAAACGCCATCTTTTGTTTGGATGATTGGAATACGACTGAGAAGTAGAAGTCAGTATCCATCCAGAGGTCTTTGTTTGTCGTCTTCTTGTTTTTGAAGACTCGGTCCGCATGGCCTCTTGTGATGTGACGATGAATTATCTTCTCAGCGTATTCGCGAACGATTTCACTTTCCGGCTTTTGGAGTTTCTTCTTCATCTGCTACTCCTGAAAGCTTAAGCTCTTTGTCTACAAATTTGTGACTGATTTTTTCTGTGATTTGTACATCAACAAACCAGAACGAAGCATTGCTGTTTGGTTTCTTGCAAGAGATTACAGTCCCGA